GCCGAGATCGAAGCGTTCGCAATAGATCAGATCTCCTCGTTCATCAAACCAGTAAAAGCGAAAGTCGATCGGGCACTTCGCAATGTTTGAGATTATCGACATTGGTCGCGACTGGGTGGCCGAAGAGGTAAGCGGGCTAACCGATACGATCACCCACATCTCGCCGTCAGTGTTTAACGAGCAAACCCGATACTTGCCGGAGTCTGTGACATCGATCCCCGGTTTTATTCGCTACGACGTTAATCCGTTTATGAGAGAGATCATAGATTGCGCAGACATCGAAAGCTCAGTCCGTGAAGTCAATCTTATGAAAGGCGTTCAGATCACGTACTCGACCGCTCTGGAATCCATTGTGCTCTATTGTGCGGCTAAAGTGCGAACGTTGCCCATGATGTACATGACCGCGGACAAAGACCTCGCAGCGGCGCGCATAGAAAACAATTTTATACCGATGTTTAACCAGTCCGACCTCGGCCACATAATACGATCAAGCGACGAGGGGAACTCGCGCAAGACGGGTAAGACTGCAAACCATTTGCAATTTGCCGGCGGCGCTTACCTCGTCCCGTTCGGGGCGATCAACGCTTCAAAAATGCGGTCTTTCTCGATCGCGGTAATGCTTAAAGACGAGATCGACGCATGGCCGGACACCGTCGGGCGAGGTGGCCGCGACGGTTGCCCCGATAAGCTCAGCGACGGCCGACTAAAAGGGTACTGGGAACGGCGGAAGATTTTTCGCGGATCAACTCCTTTGGAGTGGAACAACTCAAAAATTTTCTATCAATACAAGCTAGGCGATCAACGTCAATATATGGTTTCATGTCGTGCGTGTAAATTTTCTCAGGTTTTAAAATGGGAGACCCTAGACAAAGAAACGGGAGTCGTGGGTGGCTTTACCTGGAAGATTGTCGATGGGACTCTGGACCACGAGTCGGTCCGCTATCATTGTCAGAAGTGCGGCCACGCGCACGAAGAACACGACAAAGAGGTTCTATTTTCGGCGGAGCACGGCGCGCACTGGAAACCGACGGCGAAACCCTCCGAACCGGGGATCAGGTCTTACCATTTGCCGGCGATGTATTCGCCCATCGGAATGGCGCCGTGGTACTCGCTCGTCGCGGATTATATCCAAGCGTACGATCGAGATACCCGCAAAGTAAAAGATATTACAAAGTATCGCGTTTTTTACAATAACGTTTTAGCTATGCCGTTCAAGACTACGGGCGCAAAGATTCAATTTACTCAAGTGTCCGCGCACCGTCGATCGGCGTATATGCTCGGGCAAGTACCGAACAAGTACGCGACCGAGTACGCGGGATCACCGATTCTATTTTTAATGTGCACGGTCGACGTTCACAAATCAAACTTAGCGGTTAGCGTTTTCGGGTGGTGCCAAGACTCCAAGCCGTTTTTGATAGATTACGATCGCTATGAGGCGGAGGACTGCACAGACATCGACAGCCCGGTATGGGGTCGTGTGCAAGAACTAGTCGAAGAAAAGATATACACGGCGGACGACGGGCGCCAGTATGGTATTTTAATGACGTTAATCGACGCGGGCTACGCTAATGATACCGTGACGTCGTTTTGCTCGGGCTATGCCTCGGGAGTCTATCCGATCCTCGGTAGGGACCGCGCAGCAAAAAACCAGACGATCAAAGAATTTGCGGAGTTTGCAACGCAAGCGGGGACGACGGGATTTAGGATCCTAGTCGACCACTATAAAGATCGGATGTCTCCCGTTTTGCGCAGGGTATGGAGCGAGGACGACGGGCCGCAAAAAGCGTACCACTTTAACGCGCCGATCGACGTGACGGACAAACAGCTTAAAGAATTGACGGTCGAGAGCATCAAAGAGAAGATCGACCCGAACGGAAACGCGAGTTATTCGTGGGAGCGCCCGCAAGGCGTACCGAACGAGCTTTGGGATCTTCTCGGCTATGGCTATGCGGCGGTGGAGATCTACGCGTGGCAAGTGTGTATACAGCACTTTAAGTTAGAGACGATCGACTGGGAGCAGTTCTGGACGTGGGCCCTTAACAATCTAGTTGACCCGATTAAAACTAGCTAGTACGATAATCAGAAATCAGTTAAGTGATGTTAAAAAAATGATATACGCACTTGTACAAGGCCAAGAGTCCGCAGAACGTTTAAGCCTGCTTTTAGAACTAACCCGCATAGACAGCGACGAAGTAAGACGGGCCTTACGGCAACACCTAACAGAAGGCATGAGCCTTAAGGACGCGCCCATACTTAATGGCATTAAGCAACAGAATTTTAATCGTTCGCTAAAACGGCTTAACGAGATAGCGGCCACGGTTGAGCAAATAAAAGAGATTGACTGGTCAATGTTTACCGGTAACACAGGCGCTTAATAATCTAGTTGACCCTGTTAAAACTAGCTAGTAAGCTAGCAGTAATTAATAAATTAGGGCCGCATAATGAATCGTACTTTCTTACAAGCTCGGATCGTCGCGACTCAAGAGCAGATCGTAGCGTTCGAAACCGCCTTGACGGCCTTCGCAGATAACGGCGCGCTGCAGTCGTACACGATAGACACAAGCCAAACAACGCAAACGGTCACGCGCGCGAACCTTACGCAATTACGCAACACAGTCACGTCGTTATACAATCAATGTGCTACTTTGGAAGTTAGGCTAAACGGTGGCGGCTCGACTCAGGTGATCCCCGGATGGTAAAAACTAAGCCAAAATTTAGGGCAAATTTAGATGGAAGTTTCGCGCACATATCGGGACCGCTCCCGCTATCGGTTGATAATTTGACGCCGAGCGCCTACGCGGGCCAGAATTACTCGTCGCCGTGGGAAAATTCGATTTATGACGGCGGGAAGTTCGCCGGCGGTTTCGGTCTTACACAAATCCAAGACGTTGACTACTGGACACTTCGCGCCAGGTCTTCGCAGCTATTTAACGAAAACATGTACGCCCGCGGTATCGTTCGACGGTTAGTGACTAACGAGATCAACACCGGACTTATGCCCGAAGCCTGCCCAGACGAGGCGGTGATCGGCGTGCCCGAGGAAAGTCTAAACGACTGGACGGAATCAACGGAGACCCGCTTCGGTATTTGGGGAAAAAACTCGGACGTATGCGATTTTAAAAAGAAACACACTTGGGGGGCGTTACAGCGCCTCGCGCGTATGGAGGCCCTAGTAAGTGGGGACGTTCTAGTAGTCGTGAGACAATCACAACAGACTAAACTCCCCATGATCCAACTGATCAGCGGTAGCAAAGTACGGACGCCGCTCGGCGGATCGGAGGGTTTACGCAAAGGCAACAAGATCATACACGGCGTCGAAGTCGATAGCGTCGGCCGCGTCGCGGCGCACTGGGTAAAGCAGGACGACGGAAATTTTAAACGGCTCGCGGCGTATGGTGAAAAGACCGGGCGGAAGATCTCATGGTTGATCTATGGAACAGATAAAAGACTAGACGAATTGCGCGGTCAGCCGTTGCTCTCGATGGTAATGCAGTCTTTAAAAGAGATCGATCGCTACCGAGACTCAACACAGAGAAAAGCCGTTAATAATTCTATGCTCGCTATGTTTATTCGAAAAGGCGAGGACAAAATGGGGACCTTACCGGTAACGGGGGGCGCAGTTCGCCGGGGTCAAGTCATAACAAACGACACGGACGGCACTAAAAGGACATTTAACCAAGCCAGCCAGATACCGGGCGCAGTAATTGAAGAACTGCAGACCGGAGAGGAGCCAGTACTCTTGGGCGGACAGGGTACGGACGTCAACTTCGGAACGTTTGAAGAATCGATCATTCAAGCGGTCGCTTGGGCTTTAGAGATCCCGCCAGAAATTTTGCGCCTAACATTTTCAAACAATTACAGCGCAAGCCAAGCAGCTATAAACGAATTTAAGATCGCGATCAATCGTACTTGGGGAGACTTCGGGGAGACCTTTTGTTCTCCGATTTATATTGAGTGGTTGATCAGTGAGACCTTGCTACAGAACATTAATGCGCCGGGCTTTTTGCAGGCGTGGAGAAACCCGAGAGAATACGCGGTCTTTGGCGCCTGGACTGCGACGGATTGGTACGGGTCGATCAAACCCTCAACCGATATGTTAAAGCAGGCTAAAGGCTCTAAAATCCTAACGGACGAGGGCTGGTCTAATAACGCCCGCGAGGCCCGTCTCCTTACTGGCACAAAATTCAGCAAAAATATGAAACGGATTAAGAGAGAAAACGAACTCAAAGTCGAGGCCGCCCGCCCGCTTGCAGAATTTAAGCAAGAATTTGGCGAACAAGTGGACGAGGAGCCGATCAACGCATTGGATAACATGGAAGAACTCGAAGCTATGCTGGACGACTATCTAGAAGAAAAGGGATTAAGCCAATGCTAGCTAAACTAGTTAAGCCCCCTAAGGTCCTAACGTACGAACAGTCAAGGGTCTTCACCAGCACAAAATTTAACAAAAATGTAAAACGGATTAAGCAAGAAAAGGGATCAAGCCAATGCTAGCTAAACTAGTTAAGTCGTTCGGATTATTGCGTCAAGATTTTACGGCGCTTAGAACTGACTTTAAAAGACTAGAGCAAGTCCGCCAAGTTGTGAAGCATGGCAAAGACGGCGTTAGCCCAGACTTAGAAAAGATCGTCATTTCAGTACTTGAGAGGATCCCGCCCGGTAAAGACGGCGTCAGTCCAGACATTAACGCTATCGCGGAAGCGGCGGCCAAACTTATACCCGACCCAAAGCCCGGACGCGACGCGGTATCCCCATCTATTAGAGACATCGCGGACGTAGTACTGGCGAACATCGAAAAGCCGAAAGACGGCGTGAGCCCCGATCCTAAGATATTAGCAGCAGCCGCGGCCAGGTTGATCAGGGTGCCCAAAGACGGCGAAAGCCCAACGCCGGAGTCCGTAGCGGCTAGGCTTCCGACGCCTAAGCGCGGACCGCCCGGTAAAAACGGCGTTAGTGTTACCGACGTACAGCTAAACGACAACGAGCTTTTTGTATTTTTAGACGGCAAGAAGAAAAGCGCCGGCAAGATTAAGGTCCCCACAGCTAAGACGACCACGGCAGCCGCGGCGCCGTTTAGTCCGGGCGGTGGTGGTGGCGGAAGGCAAGCGGCTTCTAAAAAATATTATGAAAGTAATTCCGTGGAGGAGTCGAACTTCCCGACGGGTCCGCAGGCTATAATACCGGCACTTTCTTTAGTTACCGCGGGCGAGTCGACGCCGTACCAAGTCCAAACTAAAATACAGTTTACGACGTTCCCCGAATTTGCCACGCCGATCCTTTTGACAGATTTAGCCGCACTTAGAGCCGAGTTAAACGCGTTGCCCGGCGGCGTAGCTCACGGCGCGGACTTTGGCGAGGGCGAGGTCTTGCAGGCGGGAGTCTATACCGTGGCGTCGGCCTCAACGCACACGGGGCTTTTAACTTTTGACGGTGATGGTGACGCCGACGCGCTTTTTGTTATTATAGTAAACGGCGCCGAGGCTATATCGACGCTCGCCACAACTTCGGTAATCAACGGCGCCCAATCTTGTAATATTTTTTGGGTCGTTGTCGGCGCGCTAACTATTGGCGACGGCTGCAGCCTAAAAGGAACTTACATAGGATCGGGCGCGATAGGCGCGAACACTTTAACGCTTGACGGCCGCATACTTACGCCGACGGGCGCGCTCGCGTTAACTTCGAGTACTGTTACAGTACCTACAGGTTTGAATACGTCTTTAGATCTAGGCTATTTGACGACGATCATATTATTTACGGGTGCGGGTGCGGTATCAAATACCGTTGTTACCTCGGGGATCATAGGCAGTGTAGCCAGTAACTTGGGCACGGTGACGGGCTTCCCTAATTTACAAGGTATAATATACACGGCTAACAGTCGGGTGATCGACGCCGTTTTTGAATTGACTTCAAACGGGGTAGTGATCCCCAGCTCGACGGTCCGGTTTACAATGACCGAAGGCGCCGAATTTAGAGAATTTTTTCAAAGAGTATATCTTTTTGGCGTGGCTTTAAAGCCGGGGCAACAGGATATCGATATTAGGGTGACCGTCGCGCTTGGCGCACTTACAGTCGGAAACAGAAACATATTGGCGGCGGAGCTTTGACGAACATAAAATTAGGGGGTAGTATGCAGAACATAACAAGAGGTTCAATTTTATGTGGTTACTAGAAGCCAGCGTCCGAAAAGCGCTAGAACATGCCGAAAAATCGGGGTTCACTCCTTCGGCCGAGCAGGTTTCGCGATTTGAAGCGCGCTTCGGCGGTGACATCTCGGCACAAGAAAACCGGTTGCTCACTATCGCAGGCGAGAACGCGGCGATCTCGATCAAAGGCGTTATTACTCAAACCCCCAGTTTTATGGCTATGATCTTCGGCGGCGGCAACACCACCTACCCAGAGATCAACGCGGCTATAGCAGCGGCGGAGCAAGACGACAGCATTACAAATTTAACTTACGAAGTTGACAGCCCCGGCGGTAGCGTCGACGGCCTTTTTACTACGTTAGCCGCTATGCAATCAGCTAAAAAGCCTAGTAAAGCGGTAGTCGGTAGCCTCGCGGCGTCCGCGGCGTATGCTTTAGTAAGCCAAACAGACGAGATCGTCGTCTCAAATATTGCGGCTCGGCTCGGCTCGATAGGCATTGTACAAACATTCTACGACGACGAAAACGAGATAAGTGTAACTAGCACCAACGCGCCACGGAAGCGGCCGGACGTTCGCACGGAAGAGGGCGTCGCGATGGTACGCGAGGAGCTTGACGCGTTGCACGAGATTTTTGTCGAAGCCATCTCACAGGGCCGAGGGGTGACACCCGAAAATATTAACGCGAATTTTGGTCAGGGCGGAACGTTCTTGGCTAGAGAAGCATTAAAACGCGGTATGATCGACGCGATAGCGGCTCCACCGCTTAAAGCAGTCAAGACTACCAAAACAACCACCGCCAACAGCGGAACCCAACCGGAGGCCATTAACATGGACTTAAACACACTAAAAGCCCAGCACCCCGAGACCTTCGCGGCGGCGGTGCAACAAGGCACAACAGAAGAACGCGATCGCGTTCAAGCTCATCTTATGATGGGCGAGAGTTCGGGCGATATGAAAACCGCCAGCACTGCGATCAAAGACGGGTCGGGCATGACCGCCACTTTGCAAGCTACGTATATGACCGCGGGCATGAATCGTAGCGACGTATCAGGCAGGCAGAAAGACGACCTGGACGCGAACGCGGGGGACAACGCGAACAACGAGGACGATATTAACGACGCTTCGGACGCGGTCGCTAGTATCATCGAAGCAAAACTAGGCCTAGGGGAGTAAAGATACTATGTCAAATTTAACAATAACTAATGTCGATTTAGGCAGCGTAATTCTTAAAGACGCGCAACTCCGAGACGAGACTCTCACCCTAGCCGGTGCGGTGACTGTTAAAGAGGGTACTATTTTGGCCCGTGACTCCGCAACGCTTAAGCTTATTCCGTACGTTAAAGGCGGCTCAACTAATGGCGACGGGATTCCTAAAGCGATCTTAACGTATCAGGTCGTCTCTACAGGCGCCGGAGATACTCCGATCCGTGCGATGGTCTCAGGCGAAGTTAAGGCAGGTCGTTTAGTGATCTTCGCAGACGGTAACGCGAGCAACGTGGACAGTGTCGTACTTGATGAATTACGCGACTATTCTCTTATTTCAATCAGTGTTCAAGAATTAAACATTCTTGACAACCAATAAGGAGCTTATAGCATGAGTGGTTCACCTACTAAGACCATGTTGCGGGCATATTACAGCATGGCACAGCCGATGTTGTTTCTCTCGGGATTTTTTCAAAGCCCAGCGGAGAACTTCCATTCTTCGGAAGAAGTACAATTCGATATTGTACGATGTGACGAGGACATCGCGGTCGCGATCCAAGATTTATCCACAGGCTACAGGATGAACTCCGAAGACCTGTACACTAACAAAGGTTTTAAACCGCCAATTTTTAAAGAAGCTTTGCCTCTTAACTCGTTTGATTTAATCAAACGTATGCCGGGTCAAAACCCTTTTGAGTCGCCGGACTTTAGAGCTAACTTGATTTTGCGCATGTTTAACGGTATGACGAAAATCGAAAGAAAGATCCGTCGTTCTATTGAGCTTCAAGCGTCTCAAGTACTGCAAACGGGGGTCGTAACGTTGTCAGACTCGGCGGGCGTTGCGCTTTACACGTTAGACTATAAGCCTAAAGCGTCGCATTTTCCGACAGCGGGGGTTTCTTGGGCTACTGCTACGGGCGTGCAAAAGCTTGCGGACATCAGCGGACTTGCGGAAGTAATACGGAACGACGGATTGACCGATCCGGATCAGCTGATCATGGGGATCGACGCGTTTGAAAATTTCATTTCTGACACGGCGATACAGGCGCGCTTTGATATTAGGCGCATAGACCTAGGCACTATTGCACCGATGGAAATGAGAGGCAACGGCGGGAATTACCGCGGCATTGTCGAGATCGGCAACTATCGCTTTGACGTTTGGACTTATGGCGGAAGATATACGAACCCGTCGGACGGCGTAAAAACTCAGTTTATTGATCCGGGTAAAGTTATTGTACGTTCATCTACCGCGCGTTTAGACGCTACGTTCGGCGCGATCCCTAACATCGGATCTATGATAGGCGGACAAGCTACCGGGTTACTCCCTGAGCTACCGGGGCGCCTCAGTAATGCCGCGGGCGGTATGGATCTGTTTACCAACGCTTGGTTATCAAATGACGGCGAGCAGTTGTTCGGGGGCGTCGGCGCTAGACCGCTAATGATCCCGACAGCGATCGACACTTACGGATGTTTAAACACTCAACTTTAAACATTTAACATTAGAGCGCCCCTTTTTTAGGGGCCTTTTTTAGGGCAAAAGAATATCATGGCTAGTAATAAAGTTTTAATTGAAAGCATTTTAGCGTTAGCGTTAGCGGCGGCAATTGAGCCACCAGAAACAGAAGACAAAACCAACACAGAGCTAGCGGCCATTCTCAAAGACTTGAAAGCTTCCGCAGAACAGCCAGAGCCAGAGCCAGAGCTAAAGTTTTATATTGTTGCAGGAAAGGCGCTCACAACTAAACGCGGCATTTTGTCGGATGGTGACGAGATCAAAGAAGGCGATCTACCCGACGGACTTAAAGCGTTAAAAGCGTTTGTTAAGTCGGGCCACGTAGTTAAAAAGTAACTTACATATAAAGGCGTAAATCATGGCTATAGCTAGCGCGCGGGTCGAACTCGGCGACACATACACAAAGATAGTAGACTCCGCCGAAGCCGATTTTTTAGTTCAAAACGTAGGGGTCACCCCCTGCTTAGTAGTAATTACGGCCGCGGCGGCGGCGGTCCCTATTCCGGGTTTTGCGGGGTACTTTGTTTTATCTCCAGGAGTAGGACTAACGCGCACGGGCTTAGGTGTCTCGGACATCTACGCGAAGTCAGGAGCGGGAACCGGTAAAAAATCTTATGTCACCGCGGCTTCAAGTTAGACATGAAACTCCTAAACAACGGCCCCTCTTTTTTGCTTAACCCTATAGCGCGAGCGATTACAAAGGTGCTTATTAGGCTTGAAAACCCAACAGCTAATGCTTTTTACTCGCTAGGTACTGATTTTGTAGTTGGCAGCGCAGAGGATTTTTCGGCAAGCGGTTATTTTGTTTTTGACGATGACGAGGGCCATTTATTTAGTGACACGAACGGCGCATCAAGAATTGCAATATTTGCTGGGGACATTTACGCCCCAAATCTTGTGGGCTCTCTTAGCTCTACAGCATTCCTAACTGACAACAAGCAGCACTTTATATTTGCAAGCAGAATTTCGGGGTCTTTTGTGTTTAAGGTTGACGGAGCTGCATTACTCACGGCACCTAATAGCGACAGTTTTAGGTTTAACTCAATAGCACAAATTAGAGGGACGTCGACTCCGTTCCCAATGTTTGCAGGCAGGGTAAGCGATGTTTCACTTACTCATATTACAACACCCGCAAACAGCTTAGAATTTACTCTTAATCAGCTTACTAAGAACTACGAGTTACCGATTAATAACGTGTTTGGTAGTGAGTTGGTAGATTGGAGCAATACAGGACAGTCAACACAAGGCGCTTGGATTTGGGACGGAGTTTCTGCCTTGTCTAAATCAAGTTCAGACGGTAGAGTTTACCAGTTTGGTGGTGATGATTTGGTCACAGGTGATATCTATGAGATTACATACACTAAGAGTAACCACACGGCAGGCGACCCGGCTTTTACTGTTAATAGTAATGGAGGGGGTTTTGAAGACGGACTTAAAAGGATTTTTGAAGTTGACCCTAGCGGTACATATTCAATAATAGTCACACCAACTGAAGATGGGGCTTTAGGTATTATAGGTTTAGCGGCGCTCTTAACCCTGAGCGACATGTCAATAAGGCAAGTAGCCAACGCGCTAACATACAACAACATAGCAACTACAAATGATGTACGTGTTACGTACACTTTAACCGGCGCAAATTTAATTAGCGAGCAGTTGTGGCCATACGGTGGTTACACGTACACAGGCTCGGAAGGAGCTTTTCAAGTTTTAACGTCAGTTTTAACCGTTAATATTGGCAGTAATTACAAATGGTCATGGAGTCATGATGTAGTAGGCACAGCGGAATCAAGATTTAGAATTGCTGGAGATACTAACACACAGACTACAACTGGAACTTTTACCGGAATAAATTATAATGCGACTGCTACAAATATGTTTTTTCAAGCGGGTCCTAACCCAGAGCTATCAGCAGGTACAACGGTAACAGGCGTTTCAGTAAAAGAAGTAATTGACATAGCGGCGCAAGTCACCCCTGTTACTGATGGTATGACTCTTACGGCCTCTTGGGTAACAAGGGGTACAGCTTACGACACGCTAAGCAATGCAGAATCTGCGAGCGTGCGTGTTGACGCAACTATATCTAACACAGACGCCGGCATACTGATGGAGGCTGGCGGCGTAGGCGAGGGGTTAGTTTTATACGTATTTGCGGGAGTTGTTTATTTTCAATGCGGTGACGGCACAGCATTTGGCTCTTCTGCTGCAACAGCAGAGACTTCTTACGCACTTCCGGCTGGTGAATACGATTATATAATTGAGGGGTCTGCAAATATCAGCAATTCTGTTTTATATATCAACGGTGTAGAAGTTGACTCACAAACATTTTCTAATTCCAAAATATCAGGCGCGAACGACGGGACTATAGGCCAAGTAATGAGTACAGTGGCGACAAACCGAGGCAGTTGGTCTGCAGATGCATCAGGCGGCTTCTCAGGTGCAATAGCATTATGCAATATATTTGACGGTCAAGTTACACCAGATGTTTAGCCTAGGGGGTACTATGAAGACTATGCCGATGTACTACATATGGTTTAAGCATTTAGCGCCGACCGAAATGTTGGATAAACACCCCAACCCAGCGCAATATCCTCCAAAGCTTCCAGACGGCACAGACCCCGAAGGCCCAATTATATACCTGTTTGTCGAGAGTTTTTTTCAGATAACAGGTAGACAGCCAGAGGCTACAATAGATTTCTATTTGGGCGGTTTGAATCATCCGTTTGACGTTAACGCGCGAGGTTTCACAGTTGAAGAAATGCTATTTGAGTACGAAAGACTAATGCAATCGACTTCAATGATACCGACTGAGGTTAACGTATCTAAGCGTCAATGCCGCAAGGTACACGACGAAAGATTTAATCCCGAACGCAACAACAGGACTGAGGGGCCGATCTATGGGAATCCGTGATTTAGCCGAAGCGGATCTCGGCCGTATTCTAGAAGACTCCGCGACGGGCTTCGGATACGCGATCGTATTAACGGATCCCGCGGGGACCATTCTACCGATCACGGGTTTCTCCAACGACATAGCGCAAGTGATCGACCCAGACACGGGGCAGGTTGTAAGCGGTAGGCTCGCGTCGGTAGCGTTACGCATATCGACGATAATAGCGGCCGGCTTAGGTTTACCTCGGGGCATAGCTAACTCAAAAAGCAAGCCGTGGGTCGTAGAATTTAACGACCTATTAGGCAACCCTCACAAATTTAAAGTTTTTCAAAGTAATCCGGACAGAACGATCGGAATGATTACGCTTATTTTGGAGTCGTACGCATGATCCAAACGTTGATCGATAAGCTGGACAGCTTCGAGCAAGTACGCGACGCAATTGTGGCTATTCTTGCGGCCGAGACAGCGAACCAGCAAATACTCGCCACGGCCGCCGCTAAGGATCCTAGTCTTTGGGCATTCAGTGTTTACGCCGAGCGCGCGAACCCTTGGGAAGCGTACCTTGAAGCGCCTTATCAAGCGGACCCGATCGTAAATGTATGGTATGAGAGCTCAACAGCTAACGCCTCAGCCTCAAACAGCATCGAACGACAAGATATGCGCGGCGTGTTTAACATTGATTGCTACGGCTACGCCGTAAGCCTAGAAACTGCAGAGGGCCACGCTCCGGGCGACCAGGCGGCCGCCTTCACAGCTTGCCGGGTCGCGCGATTAGTTCGAAACATCATACAAGCCGGACAGTATAAACACCTATTGGCGCGCGGCGTAGTGAACGAAAGAACGATCACAAGTGTGTCGGCTTTTCAGCCACCACAACAAAATTCTAGTATGCAACAAATTTTAGCGGTAAGATTAACTTTAAACGTACGGTTTAACGAATTCGCGCCAGAGTACGAGGGCGAACCGTTAGACTACCTCAGCATTAACGTGTTGCGGGCCGAAGACGGGTCGACATACTTTGACGCCGAATATGATTACACATTAGGAGACTAAAACAATGACGATCAGCACAGCGGTAGATCTTTCAGCAGTCGCGCGCGTCGTGGGCATTAGGACAAGCTACGTCGATTTAAGACAAGGCGGGTCGACCCTGCTACCGCAGCGTATAGCGGTCGTCGGGCAAGGCTCCACGGCTTCAACGTACAGCACGGTAAAAGCGCAAGTTACCAGCGCACAACAAGCGGCCGAGGCTTACGGCTTCGGTAGTCCCCTACATTTAGCTTGCCTGCAGTTGTTCCCGCAGAACGGCGATGGCGTGGGATCGATACCTGTTACGCTTTACCCATTAGAAGACGCCGGGAGCGCAGTAGCCGCCGCCGGAGATATTACGCCAAGCGGGACACAAACACTCACCGCGTCTTATGTAGTGTATATTAACCGGATCGCGTCGCAGTCGTTTGTCCTTACAGCGGCCGCAACGGTAGCAGACAGGACGCTAGCGATCACCAACGCCATTAACGGACAATTAGCTTTACCAGTTACCGCGACGGACAACGGGACAGACGTCACAATAACGTCAAAATGGCAGGGATTAACGGGTAACGATTTGGAGATTGAGGTCGTAGGCGGATCGACAGCGGGCACGGTCTTTGCTATTACTCAGCCAGTCGGCGGACTTATTGATCCAGACGTGACCGTCGCGCTTAACCAGATCGGCGACGTTTGGGAGACTTTAATTCTCAGTTGCTCAAACATGGGCGACACCGCAGCGCTTACAGCGTTTAACACGTTCGGCGAAGGCAGATGGGGCGCGTTGACGCGTAAGCCTTGCGTCGTGTTCACAGGTTCGACAGAGCCCTCGGTAGTTACAGCGATCGCAGTGCCGGAAGCTCGCAGGACCGAAAGGGTAAACGTCCAGCTAATCTCGCCAGGATCAAAAAACTTACCTTTAGTTATTGCAGCCGCTCAGTTAGCACGGATCGCCGTTGTCGCAAACAACGACCCCGCGCACGACTACGGGAGCCAGCCGGTAAGTTTGATCACCCCAGGCGCCGACGGCCAGCAATGGACTTACCTCCAGCGAGATCAAGCGGTCAAGGGTGGGAGCTCAACGTCGATCGTTAAAGATGGCGTTGTTAATATTTCAGACGTTGTGACGTTCTTCCATCCCCTCGGCGACACTTTGCCGGCGTATCGGTTTGTCGTGGACATTATAAAACTTCAAAACGTAATCTTTAACATCGACCTAGTGTTCGCGAATCCCGACTGGGACGGCGCCCCGTTAATCCCTAACGACCAGGCCACTTCTAACCGTTCAGCGCGTAAGCCGAAAGCCGCGGTAGCAGCGATCGCCGCAGTAGTCGACGGCCTAGCGTTAGCGGCCATTTTAAGCGACCCCGCAGCGATCAAGAAAACGATTATCGCGGGGATCAACGAGTCGAACCCTAAACGCCTAGACACGGCGGTAACGGTCAAGCTATCGGGCAACGCGGGGATCATATCGATTGATCTTAATTTCGGCTTTAATTTTGGCGCGGCGACTTTAGTCGCATAATCAGAGGGTTTTAAAATGGCAGCAACAGGTGGAAGCATTGAAAGCGTTACGATCAACGGGCGGGAATTTCCAGCCACTGCAGACTCGGACGTACAGCGAATCCTTGGCGGGTTTAATAACGAACTTTTGCCTAATGGGGACGGGACTAGTCGGCGCATAAAAACGCGAGTCTTACCGGCGTTTAAGGGGGTGGTTGTTGAGTGCGACGACGCGCGCGCGGATCAAGAATTTTTACAAGATATAGCGGACGGCGAGGCTCTTGTGCCGATCGCGGTTACGTACGCGTCGGGGTTACCATACCAAGGCAGGGGGACGATCGTCGGCGAGTTAGGATCATCAAACCAAAGCGCTACGGCAAGCTTCGACATAATGGGCGAGGGTAAGTTTACCCAGCAATAACCAAAAAACAACGCCGACGGGGTACGCCCTACCCATGCTCGTTCGCGGGACGTCGGCACCATAACAGGGCAGAAAAAAAATGAGCAAAATTAATTTAGAAGTAGCACAAGCAGAATTTGATCGATTTGTAGAGTGTATGGGTTTATTGCTTGACACCTCGAACATGGACGTGGAAGACAAAACGGCTTTTGATAAACAAAAAAATCGAATACTTGACGCGATGATCTCCGGTCATTTAGTTATTAACGACGACGGCGAAGCGGTATACACACCGTTTAGACCGACAAGCGGGCACAAAGAGCCGATCACGTTTCACGAGCGCACAGGCGCGTCGGTCCTTGCGATGGACGGCAAGAAGAAGGGCCACGACATGGCAAAGACCTATGCAATAATGGCCGAAATGTGTAAGGTCCACCCCTCGACGTTTTCGAAACTCGCCGGCCCCGATATTAAAACATGTGAGGCGGTGTACGCGCTTTTAATGGATTAGTCCGGGCGCGAGTAATCAGAGCGGGCGCGCTTGAGTACATACCGGCGCGCCAAGGCGGGAACACATACGCTAATGTTTACAGCGTTATGCTTTTACAGATAACGCGAGATTACCCCGGACTCCCGGACGTTCGGACTCTTAAGACATCAGAGATAGAATTTTTTTATAATGGCTTAGTGCCTGAGCTGGAGCGAAAAGAGAATGGCGGGAAGGTTTAGCGTTGAAACTATTTTTAAGGCAGTTGACAAGCTAACCGCGCCCGTTTCTCGTATGCAGAATTCGATCGGCAAATTTACGCGATCAGCTAGTGACGGCTTAGGTCGGTTAAACCGAAGGTTTTCAAAGGTCAGCGACGGGATCAAAAAGGTCGGCCGTAACATGCTGATCGGCGCGGCTGTAATTGGCGGAGCTATGACCTCCGTGGTTGCCACCGGCGCGCAGTTTGAGCAATCCATAGTTAACGCCTCCGCAAAATTCCCGGAGGGGGTCAAGCGGGGGACAGACGCATTTAAAGCGCTAGAAGACGCCGCACGCAAGACAGGATCAATCACCGAGTTTACCGCCTCGCAGTCAGCCGAAGCGATTAACTTTTTAGCTATGGCGGGATTTAACGCCGAAAACGCGATCGCCGCACTTCCTGGAGTCGTGGATCTTGCGACCGCTTCCTCTCTCGACTTAGGCACCGCGACCGACATCGCGTCGGATTCTCTCGGCGCTTTTAATCTAATGACGAAAGACTCCGGGCAGTTAGGGCGCAACCTGCAACGCGTTAATGATGTGATCGCCAAGACAGCAACGAGCGCAAATACAAGCGTGACAGACCTATTTGAAGCCATAAAAGACGGCGGCCCGGTAGCCACTACGGCGGGCGCTTCGCTGGAAACCTTCGCGGCTTTAGCGGGCACGCTAGCTAACGCCGGTATAAAAGGCAGTCGCGCTGGTACAACTTTAAAAAATACGTTTTTATCAATCGCGGCCCCTAGCAGCGCAGCGGCTAAAATACTAAAGCGCCTTAGCGTTTCAACGCAAGACGCCGACGGAAACATGCTGGACATAGTGGAGACGTTAGACAGTCTTAACAAAGCCTTAGACGGCTTGGGGACCGCGGAGCGCTCGGCTATACTTGAGGGGATCTTCGGCAAAATCCCGATTGCAGGCGTTAACGTTCTACTAGCAGCGGGAACCGACCAGCTAAAAGGGTACAGGCGGGCGCTTGAGGGGGCCGGCGGCGCTTCGGCGGACATGGCGGGTATTATGCGCGACACGTTACAGGGCCGACTAAACAGCCTTAAATCGGCCGTTGAAGGCGTTTCGATTAGCTTATTTAGCATGACAAACGGGCCGCTAGTAAACGCGATAGAAAAGACTACGGAGTATGTCAGAGCTAACGAAGAGTTAATCGCGACTAACATCGGCGGTTTTTTGGCGAAGGTGATCAACAATTTCGAACTAATCGTTACGCGAATAAAACAGATCGCGATCGGTTTGGCGGTATTCTACGCGCTAAATTTAGTGTTACAGACGTTCATCGTTATTATGACCGCAGTAAATCTAGTCATGGCGCTAAATCCGATCGGTCTGATCGTGCTTGGCGTGCTAGCCTTGATCGCGGCGTTTGTCGGCCTAGTGACGTATATTGACGAGATCAGCGAAGGGTTTGAAGGTATGCACCCCGTGCTCCAAGCTCTTTTAGCGCCCTTCGGGCTAATAATTAAAGCAATTAAATTTATAAAAGATAACATCGGCGTGATCTCACAGGCGTATGACAAAGTCGCAGGGTTCTTTAGCGACGACGCGGCGGACCAAGTCGACGGGCGGACCGGCGCGACTATGGTCACCCCTCAAGATCGGATCGCTCGCAGTATAGAAGAGAGCCGATCTACTAGCTCGGCGGAGGTAACGATCAAAGACGATACCGGGCGCGCGGCGGTCACAGGAGGTCGACTGGGAGACGGGATCAACATGATACAATCAGGAGGCTTTTAAATATGGCTAGAGCATTAGTTTTAACGAACCCAGAGCAATCTTTGTCAATATCCACCGTCACCGATCTATCGCTTGTTAAGTTCTCTTATTTAAACACGGAAACCCGCGAGCCCATTGTGACAGAAGTCGAGGTGGTTGTAGCTCGCGACGAGGTTACGAGCGCCCGCGAGGTGCTGCCCGTTTCTGGCCTAGTAAACTTAAATGGCTTCGTATTTTCTACCCTTTTAAATTCAGTATTGGAGATATAGCTCAAATGACTAAAGTAATCTCAACAAACGTTAACACGGCGCAAGAATACCAAGACGCGCTCGAAAAACTTTATCTTTTCGGAGAATTAACGACAACGGCGTTGATCGCCTCAACTGAGGTTTATCCGGCCTCAACAGTCATAAACACGATCGGGTTTACAGCTAGCGCCGATCTTGGAAAGGGAGATTGGAAACAAACCGGCCTGGTCGGTCAACCCGTGAGCCGAAGCCCTGCACAACTAGGAGACAACCTTTTAAACGACGGCTTGGGCAATCAGTGGTCCCTTAAGAGTTACCCTCACAATGTACACATGCTCGGGGCAGTTGGCAACGGGGTCATTAATGACGCGCCCGTGTGGGAGGCATACTTAACCACTTACGCGATGTTCGGGTGTAACGGGATAAAGGGTAAAGTTTACGGCGTTGCGGGGGATCTAGTTCTACCGTCTAGGCTAGGTATGAAAGACGCGGAGTTCTTCCAGCTAACCCCCGCATCTCAAACACGGACACTCTACAGCCCATCTAATTTGCATTGTAATTTTGAAAATGTAGAAGTAAACCGAGGCACTGATAAAAACGGCGGTAGCTTAGCGAATAGTGCTGGCTTTTGGATAGTCGGCGGAGTCATTAGGGGTAGAGACATAAGCGCTACGGGTAATGGTTTTGGTTCTGGAATGTCTTTCCATTTGTTTGACGATCTAATCATATACAGCCCAGTGGTCTATGATAATTTTGCAGGAGATAGCACAACAGCGGCTTTATCAGACGATGTTTTCCAAGGATTTTGGTTAAATCGAGGCGAAAAAGCACAGGTTTATGCCCTTTCTGTTAAAAACACTACAGTTGAATGGACAGGACAAGCGCCGACGACGAGATTCAACAGAGGTGTCTCTGTAGGTGGTACAAAAGACTTCACGTTCCACGGCGGTATAGTTGACACCGTGGGCCAGGGCTGGGACTTTACAGGGGACCAACATACTACTAGATTCAGCGTACTCGGTGCACATGCAAATAACTGTTATTCTTGGGGGTTTAAATCCGCAAACACTGCAACCTTTGGGGCCTACATAGGGTGTCATACTTACAGAGCGGATTTAGGGGGTTTTGTTGCAAGCGCGCCGGGTGCCGTAGTAGCCAACCCGCCCGAAGAATATACACAAAATATCGTTTACACTAACTGCACAGCAACAGAGACCGGCTCCGTAGGTAACTGGGCAGGGCTTGCTACGATTGCGGGCTTTAGAACTGGTAACACCCCGGTATACCCGACGTATCCTCAGGGTATACAGTGGCTTAACTGTATAGCCAATAGTACAACTGCAGCGTTTGGGTTTTTTAATGAGATAAATAGGAACGCCGCAATTATTAATAACTGGGTTGAAGAAAGTGGGTGCAAGTCGTTCGGTCACACAGACGCAGCATTCCGTGGACTAAACTGCCCTTATTTAGACCGTAGGACAGCTACAGACCAGCCCATACCCTCAGGCACCGCGACAGTAGTATCTTGGGACGATAGTCTATACGACGGATTTAACGGATTAACCTCTGCAACTGTGAATACAATCCGCCGCGACGGAGTGTATACCGTCAAGGCTAGCGCCGAGTTTGAAGGCGACGCGCTAGGGGTCAGGTCGATCCAACTGTACCTTAACTCGGGAGGAGGCGGTCCTAGAAGGACATCAGCACCGAGCGCAAACGGCACTACGGTAGACATTAGTCATACACAAAGGTTTTCCGAAGGTGATACAATTGAAGTATACGTACAGCAAGATAGCGGCTCAACTTTAGATATAAAGAGCGGACAGACTACATTGACCGTAACCGGCGAGACTCAGGCAGGTCGTTCAGTATAACTACCTTTGATAATTAAACGGTTTAGCGCGGTTGATTTAATTAATCGTGCTAAAATTAAACCAGACTACAAAATGAGGCCAAAATAATGGACACAGTACTTGACGTATTAAATATAATAGCCGTTGTTATCGCTATCGCATCAATAATAGTGAAACTCACCCCGACCCAAAAAGACGATGCGTTTATGGCTAAGTATAAACCTTACCTTGACTTTTTCGCTCTGACCCCTAAAGACGCTAAAAAATAAACAACATTAAATAACTGGGAGAGACTATGGCGTGGCAGGACCGATTAAACGAAGCAGCGTACACGCCACCCAACGGCCCACGTCTTGTCTTAAAGTACGAAGAAGTTCGCACGGCTACCGAGCTCCGCGGATCCCGCTTCCAGTTCGCCAACGTTGAGGGGACGTACGTCCAAGGGACAGGGTCAAGCGGCCGCGAGTTCCCTATGCGCATATATTTCAACGGCGAAGATCACGACACGCAAGCCGCCGCGTTTTTGAGGGCTTTGAGGGACACAGGCGAGGGCACGCTAGAACACCCGATCGCTGGTCGCGTTCAAGTGGTCCCCCTCGGGCGTATCGTTCAGCGTAACAACTTAGCAACGGCGGCAAATGAAAGCGCCTTTGAGGTTACTTTCTGGGAGACTATCGGCGCGTTATATCCAAGCAGTCAGAGCGATCCAGCGAGTGACGTTCTCGCGGCGGTCTCAGGGTTTAACACTGCAGTCGCAACGGCGTACGAGGGCGACATAAGTCTTGAAACAGGTAGCGAGTTAGCAGAACTAACAAACGAGATAAAAGCGCGGACCGAACAAGTTAAAAAGTTTTTAACGCCAATCGCAGCCACGGTCGAGAGCGTATCAAATCAATTCGACGACATAGCGGACAGCATAACGGGCGGGATCAATGTCCTCGTAGGGACACCCCTTACCCTCGCTTTTCAGATAGTTCAGTTAGCCCAGGCCCCCGCTAGAGCCTTCGCGTTATGGCAAGACAAGATCGAAGCTTACGCCAACCTTGCCGCCAACATAACGACAGCCGGCGCCCGGACCCCGACAGTAGACCGCACCGCTCAAAACTTATTTTTAACCGATGATCTCTACGCAAGCGGAGCGCTTACGGGGGTAATCGTTGGCGCAATTAATAACGAGTTTACAACGCAGCCGGACGCTATAGAAGCCGCGCAGGCCATACTCGCACAAGCCGGAACGCTCAACACTTGGCGCGAACAAAACTTTGAGGCGCTAGGCGAGACGGACACAGGCGAGAGCTACCAGCAATGGCAGGAAGCCGCGAGCCTTTGCGCGGGCTTTTTGGTACAAATAAGCTTTACTCTTGCGCAAGAGCGGATCATTACCACCGAGCGCGACCGTTCGATAGTCGATTTATGCGCCGAGCTATACGGGTCGGTAGACGACAAGCTGGATTTTTTTATTAATAGCAACAGCCTTACAGGCGACGAGATCATAGAGATCCCCCGCGGGCGTTCAATTAAGTATTACGTATGATCACGGTAAAGGGTGACACGTTCGAAAGCCTAAGCCGGCGCGCGTACGGGTCGGAGTCGGGAGCCGCTCAGATACGCAAGGCAAATCCGGGATATACCTCGCCGTTTTTAGCCGGCGTTCAAGTTTACATACCACCACAGATCGGCGCACCAACTAACCGACCGCAGCGAACGACCGGCGATCAAGTCGTCGTTATAGTTGGCGGGGTTAAGTTTCAGTATTGGAACGAGATTTTAATAACCCGGTCTATTGACGCGCCGCCCGCGATTGAACTTTTGGCAGTATGGGAGCCAAGCAACAAAGAGATCCGCGACGTTTTCCGGCCTTTCAGCTTTAAGCCGATCGACGTATTCTTAGGTGATAAGAAACTATTCACCGGTGACATGGCCACGGCAACCCCGAGCACCCGAAACGACGGGAGCACGATCACCGCTTCGGCGCAAGGCAAAACGGCGATCCTCAGCGATTGCACGCCGCCCGCGTCCGCCTACCCCCTTTCGTTTACCGGTGACACCCTCGAAACTATCGCGGCCGCGCTAATCCCAACACTAGGGGTCGCGGTGCGGTTTGAAGCCAGCGCGGGCGCACCATTTAAGCAGATTGACGTCTTAACGGGCGATCGGGTTATGCCCCTAATCGTTAAACTAGCAAAACAACAGGGCCTTGTAATTGGCGAGACGGTAGACGGCGCGGCGTTGTTTACTAAAGCGGACAGCACAGCGGCACCAGTCGCGGTACTCTCAGCCGACGCGCCGCCTGTACTACAGATCGACGCCAAGTTCAACCCACAAAATTATTACAGCCACATTACCGCGATCGCTCCGACTATTGTCGGACTCAAAGGCGAGCAGGTTACAGTTAAAAACCCGTATTTAACCAACATTTTGAGGCCATACACTTTTGAAGCGGATGACAGCGGCAACGAAACCTTGCAGGAAATAGCCGAAGCGAAAGCGGGGAGAATGTTCGCGAATATGGTCTCGTGGTCGGTGAAGCTTGCGACATGGTACAAGCCGGACGGATCAACATGGCAGCCGGGCGAGCGTGTAAAGTTGTCAGGCGATACGGCGATGATATACAAGCCTACCATTTTTTTAATACGGTCCGTAACACTTGCACAGAACGAAAGCAGCCGGTCCGCAACGCTTGAACTAGTTTTACCTGGCGGCTTTGCTGGGACTATACCGGAGGCACTACCGTGGGACGAATAGGTAAGGTTTTAAGCTGGGTAGCAAAAGCCTTGACCGGAGATGTCCGACATGACGTCGGCGGCGGCTCAGTTCATAATAGCCAGCTTTTCAGCGATAGCGGAACCGACGCCCCGCCGATGGCCGCCGATTACGTCTACGCGGGCGAGACACAAAGCCGGAACCGGTCCGCGGTTGTTGGCTCGGTAGACGGTAAGAACGCCAGCGAAGCAACCCCAGGTGAGCGCAGGACATATGCGCGCGACACGGCCGGAGCGATCGTAGTAACGTTGCATTTAAAAGCGAACGGCTCGGCTAGACTTTTCAACGGAAACGGGTATATTGAGTTAAAAGCAAACGGCGAGATTGAAGCTAACGGGGCTAAGATCACGACAGACGGCGACGTAGTAACAGCGGACGGCGTAAGCCTTAACAATCACAAGAACCTCGCAGGCTCCGAGCTTTTCGACAGCTCAGGGAGTCCAGTTACCGGTAAAAGTGGAGCACCCGAGCAATGACAGATGTTTTAATACAACAGACTAACAACGAAGGCGATATCGAATGCGTCGGGGGTGTTGTGACGTTAACCGGCGGCTTTGAGTCGGCCGTTTATTTGTCATTATTTGGAGGACCCTCCCAGTGGTGGGGGAACTTATTAGAGACAGACCCCTCCAGGCAGTACGACGGAGAGACTGAAAAAGCTCTGAATGGAGTCCCGGCCACTCCGGCAAACCTCCGCAAAATTGAGCAAGCCGCACAGCGCGATCTCTCTTGGCTAATAACAACGAAAGCGGCTAACACAGTTAGCGTATATGCTTCAATGCCGGGCGTAAATAAAATCAATTTTTTGATCTCGATCTCCGCGGTCGGCCTTGAATCACAATTCGAATTTACTGAGAACTGGAAATGGCAATAGTCACACAAACAACAGCGCAGATCAGCGACAACATAGTCGCACAGCTTGAAGCCTCTCTAGGCCAAGCCGTGCCCCTATTGCCTCGCGCGTTTATCCGCGTTCTAACTAAAGCGATCGCGGGGGTATTCGTGATCCTTTATAAATACGGCGGCTTTGTCGGGCTAATGCAGGTCGTGAAATACGCGCCGTACGCAGAGACCACGATCAACGGTCGGAAATTTTCGCCGCTTATCGAGTGGGGTGTCCTTTCGGGCATAGGCTACCCGTCGACAGCAACGCGCGCAGAACTACAAATAACGATACCGGTGGCAATAGGGGGCGAAACAATACAAGCCGGTGAGACGCTATACAGCGCCGTGAACGGGTACACGTATGCGACGACTTCCGCGGTTGTTTTGTCCACGCCTTCCGTTGTTGTGAATATTCGCGCGATCGGTGATCCTAACGGCACAGGTGGAAAAGGCACGGAGGGCAACATTCCGATCGCCTCAACGCTCAAATTCACGAATACGGGCCTAGAGGTCACAGTAGCGGCCGAGGTCACAGTAGCAGCGGACGCGGAGAGCGAAGTGCTCTACCGCCAGCGCGTCGTCTCTAGGTTTAGCGCGCCGCCTCAAGGGGGGGCGTACTCAGATTATAGAATTTGGGCGACAAGCGTCGCGGGAATATCGAACGCGTACCCTTACACGGGCGCCACCGCCGGAACGGTTTCCGTTTACGCGGAAGCAACGGCCGCAAGCAGTGGAAGCGCGGATGGTATTCCAACAAGCGGGCAACTTTTAGCAGTCTCGGAAGCGATCGAACTAGATAGCGGGGGCATCTCAAGCCGCAGACCGATCGGGTCTTTGGTGACGGTCTCCGCGATCTCGCGCACGTCTTTTGACGTGACGGTGACAGGTTTAAGTGTAACCGGGTCACAGGCAGACGTAGAAGACCAGATCAGCGCGGCGCTTTTAACGTATTTTGCAAGCCGCGCTCCATATATTATCGGACTTGATACGCAAGGCAGGTCGGACCGTGTGACGTCTACGGCGATCGGCGGCGTAGTGGACGATGTCGTTTCGGCGGCTAACGGCATATTTACAAACGTTGTCACTACCGAGGGAGGATCGGCGGTAGCGCTCTACACTTTAGGCCAGGGCGAAAAAGCTAAACTCGGGACAGTGACCTACGCATGACTATTTCAGCAACGGAAACCTCGCTAGTAATTACGGGGCCCGAAAGTCGTATCGGTTCAGTTACGATCACTACGTTCTTGGGGAATGTCGGGGTGCTAGACATGTCGCTAGCTACTAACGAAGGCTTAAGCGCGATTGAAGCGGACACAGGGTATACTCTAACGTTAGCGGGCTTTGTGCGTACGCTCGACGCGTTTCCCGAGAGCGAAATTTCGTTTGTTTATAATCGTATTTCACGTACGATCCGGCATTTACTGCCTAGTGGTCGCGCGTGGCGCGCTACTATCGATAAGCCTCTTCGCCAGTTCTTCGCGGGACTTGGGGAAGGCTTGCAAGCTTTCCGCGTGAATTTTGACGCCGTAGCCGAGGACATGTACCCCGCTACAACGCGAATTTTAAGCGAGTACGAGGAACAGTTCGGGCTATACCCTTCGACGTTAGAGACTCAAGAGCGCCGCGATCGAATAGCCGCGGCGTGGAAAGCTAGGGGCGGACAATCGCCGCGATATATACAAGACACTCTACAGGCCGCAGGTTTTCCCGTGTTTGTGCATGATTGGTGGGAGACCGGGACGACTAACGCGAGAAACCCTTTTGACGTGCTGGGTGACTCTTCGACTAGCTCGGCTTTTAATGTGGTAAGTGACGGAGCAACATCTTACACGAACAATCCTAACGCGGTGACGGGGGCGGCGGGGGGAGCTAACGGGTATTTGTTAGTAAACTTGCCGACGACCGTCAACTACTTGATCCCCGTAAGTTCAACGCTATGGCCGTATATTATTTACGTTGGCGGTGAAGTGTGGGGGGGCCGGGCAACCGTACCGTCGGCGCGGCGTGACGAGTTCGAAACCCTTTGTCTAAAAATCTGCCCGCTCCACCTTTGGATCGGTGTACTAGTGGAGTATTCCTAGAATGGCTTTAAAAATAGCAGCACAATACGCGAACACCGTCGCCGCGAGCGCTTCATACCCAGAGGGTTCGTTTAAAAACGAAACCGCGCCGGGCGCTTTAGACGGTACGCCCCTAGAGAAAGCATGGCCGGACGACATACAAGGGCTTTTACAGTCCCTTTTAGCAGCCGCGGGGATCTCCGCGACGGGCAACGCCGACACGGTTCTAGCGCCTCAGTACCTGGCGGGGATCTTTAATCTTAGGTACTACAGCCGCGTTGACTACAATGTAGGGACGAGAGTCACGGGATCAAACAGTGTGGTCTATGTTGCGATAGTAGCAAACGGGCCCGGTACGACGATCGTCAACCCAGTGGGCGGGGCTGCAGGATATTGGATCACTGAGCAGGCGGCAAGATACGACGACGATAACCCAGTCGGGACGATCCGAATGACGAATTATACGCCGCATAACTTCCCCGCAGGTACTTGGACCCAAACGATGGTCGGACGTTTCCCCGTTGGTGTTAACGGCTCTGACCCGCTTTGGAACGTGGCGGGAGAGACGGGGGGCGCTAAGGCTCATAACCATAGTTCGGGGGCACTCTCGGCGGCGGGGCACTCCCTAACGATCGCGCAAATCCCCGCGCATACGCACATCGCAGGGATCCCGACCGTAAATAATCAATCAGGTCAATCGGGCCCCGCATTAGAAAGCAACTTACAGCAGGCGTCCGTCCCGTTTGATGTCACCACGTCAAGCGCCGGGAGCGGAGGTGCGCACGCGCACACCATTTCCGGCAATACGGCCACACAAGACAACATACCCCCGTACGAGGCGGCGTTTTATTGGCGGAGGACTTCATAGTGAAGCTATGGGACATCGTTAAAACAGTCGGTAGCGCGGCGTTACAAGTTGCGTTACCCGGCACGGGGTCTCTTATAGTGGGGGCGGTTAACGAGTTTTTACCGGACGACAAAAAGCTCCTAGCGGGCGCGACCGGTGACGACATCGGCGGCGCGATCTCTCGTCTACCTGCAGCTGATCAGGCGGCACTACTTGAAAAGGAATTCGACGTCGAGGTTACGCAAATTAAGGAGGGTAATTCCACAGTGAGGGCTATGCTCGAAAGCGACGCAAAAAACCCGCACAGTACGCGCCCGTATATCGCTAAAGGCTCTTTTCACGTAGTAGCCTTTTCTATTGTTTCGGTCGTGTCTGTGTGGGCTTACGGGGTCATAGCAGGCGACAGCGTTGTGATCAAAGCGGTGGTCGAGGGTTGGCCGTTTATACTCGCGGCGATCGGGCCGCTTGTCACTTTGCTTTGGGCATACTTTGGGGTCCTTAAGCAAGAGCACAAAAACAAACTAGACGCCGCCAACGGGGGATCGACTCCTGCCAGGTTCTCAGGCATACTATCAAAAATACTTAATCGAAGGTGATCGACTATGGCAGAGCAAAAGAAAAAAACCGCACCCGCTCCGGTAGAAACAGTCGGGGGCAGGGGCAAACAACGCCCTCCTAAAAAAACAGAGCAGAAAGACGCAGCGCCCGTCAAATGATCGACACGGCGATAACGGCGCTTATGTGTTGCGCGCTGATCGCCGCATTATTCCAGCCCAATCTTCCGCGACTTCTCGCGGCGGGTATTTTCCTTTCCATTACCGCCGCCCATGAGGTATTCTTGTCGTCCTTAGTCGGGTTTAGTTACCACGGGTCGGCTGCAATTTTTGACTTACTCATAATAATATTAGTTAGCGGCATACGCCCCTTGCCTGAGCTAGTCTTGTCGTTGCATCGTATATGCGCCGCGTCAATACTTATTAATGTGACGGGTTGGGTGATTTGGGTTTTGTACTTCCCTCCGATTCTGTACGACCTAGCCTTTGTCGCGCTATACGCGTGGCTAGTAGTAACTTTAATCAGTAGGGATAAAAAAAATGTGGGAGGCAATACACTGGATCGCGGCGGTTTTGGCTTTCGTTTCGATCGTGGTACATGCAGCCACTTGTTTAATAAACACGGCGGCAAGATATGAGCGCGAGAGACGTAGTTACCGAGATAGTGCAAAACCCGAGGATAGCTTCCGCGGTGGCAAGCCTAACGACAGGGACGGGCGTAGGAACGATCCTTGACTTAATTCCCGACGATATCGGCAAACTCGCGACGTTGGTCGGTATTGTTTTAAGCACGGTATTAATATACACGCACTGGAGAAAGGGCCGGATCGAGTATGAAAAAACGCGACTAGAGATCTTACTGCTTAAACAGAAAGAGGCGGAGCGCGTAGAAGCGGCCCGCCTCGGATCAAACGAGGACTGAAGCTATTTTTTAGGATTCGAACGTATTATCCCCCGAACGTGATCGCGCTTGAACTTTTCGACCTGCTCAACGGTCGGACTATACGGTATCAGATACCGGGCGATCGATCTTTTGCTATCTTTAAACTTGATCGCTATCTCTCCTAGGCTTGCGCCCTCGGCGTACATCTCGGCAATGCGATCGCCGCGCGTTGGTAAAAACAACTTCGCCCATTCTTCTAAATCTTTGCTCATACTTTTTAATCCTTTTGATATCGTTGGTGTGTCCAGCCGGCCGCTTTTAACGGCCACCAGCTAGCCCAGGCGGGACGCTCAGAAAAGACGGCGCACATGTCGTCTACTGACCCAAAGTCCTCGGGTACTTCTGCGCAACCTTCGTCGTGTGTGTGCATTACGATCGAATAGCCGGCCGCTTCGGCGCGCTCAAGTGCTAAGAATTGAATATCGGCGCTAACCGCTTGTACATAGTTTTCAAATAGTCGCCCGCCGTAAGTTTCTAAGACTTGCCAGCCTACCGCGCCTTTTTTTGGGTTGCTATTGTGGCCCTCAAAGGTGATTCGCCAAGTGTCACGGACTTTAGTCTTAACCCATTCACCGTCGATCCTTTCGCTAGTACAGTCGCGCCCGAGCTTGTCGTGCGTTTGTGTCAAGCGTGGCTTGTGGTAGTGCAGGAAGCGCCCAGAGGGGAGACGACAAAACAGTATATCATTGTGGACCGCGTAACTTATGTCGATGTAAGGAAAGCACTCGCCGGGGTTCAGTATGGCTTTGATCGCCATGCCCTCAAGCCCGAAAAGCTCTGGTTTATAGTCCCATTTACCCGGCCCGCAGTGTGAATATTGCCCGCCCCACGCGCGTTCGATCTCCGGCGACTCGGCTCTCCACTTTAAAATATCGGCTTTGATCTCCGCGTCCGTCATAAAGTCGCCCGCACCAAAGGCCAGAAACGCCCCGATCCAGCCGCCGTACCCCGCCGCGAGCTCGCGCACTTTGCCGATCGTTTTTCGGGCAGGGTGGTGCATGCCATTGTCTTTTTTATATTGTAAAATTTCTGCAAAAGAGATCCCCGTAGCATTGGCGGCGCTTTGCTCGTAGATCTTCCCGTGTGTGCCGAATATATCGATCCGCCATTGGCAACGCGATACGCACGCGGCCGCCACGGCTTCGATCGCCGAGAAGTCAACACATATCAGCTTTTTACCTTTTGAGGCGATGAACAGGCCGCGCAGACAGCCGCACATAAGCGCCACCACGTCGCCCCAAACGTCGATCAGATCGTCAAGATTTTGGCGCATGATGTCACTTATAGCGTATTCGACAGACTCAACGGTCCAGTCGTTATTTTGAGTAAACCGATTATTCATGCACTCTGGGCAGTCTTCGCACTTTGCGCCGACATGGCGGCCGCAAAAGTCGCACGTCTTAGACTTGGGTCCTTTGGCTGTTATGTTTTGCAGTTGTGCGCCGCCGGAGCTAGCGCGCCCGGTCCGGTCCGCCCCGCAGTACATATATTGATCGCGTAGGCGCCCGTCGCTACTGACTTGTAATTTTATTGTGTGAAGCTTTTTAATATTCGCGGATCCTAGCGCTTGGCGGATCTCAAGTGCTCGGCGTACGTTGTGCCCTAGCGCGTCGCGTTTTAAAAACTCCTCGATCGTTTCGGCTTGCATGTCGGGCAAATTAATGCCAACGGACGAAAGCCAGCGCAAAAAAGATGCCGTTTCGTTGACGGTGCCGACCGCCCCGCCGGTGATCTCGCACAACTCAAGTGTAAAGCGCTTTGTCACTTCGTCGAGTATGTAAAGCATGGCGTCGAGCGCTTTCACGTCTACTTGTACGCCGCGCGCGTTGATAGTCTGATCGTGTAACCATTGGCGGCGCTCGGCTCCGGTCAGGTCGGGGATCCGTGCGGCGGCGTCGTCTTCCGCTTTTACGTCGTCAAGGTTATAAGTGTAAAATTTTGCAAAGTCCGCCCAATCGCTTAAGGGCGTGCGCCTAAACGATCGGCGAGCCTTTGTCAAGCTATGAGGGCGCGTTAGTTTTTGGATCAGTGCTTTACCCGCCGGATCCTTTCGCATTGAGTCAAGGACCGTCGCAGCTTTATCAAGGCCACCAGGCAAGCTAAAGCGGCGAGACCTGGACATAACGCAAACGGTCTGATCGAGAGGTAAGAGCGGCCAGCCGTGCTTCCGCACGCCGACCACGTTCCAGATCCACCATTCAAACGTTGAATTCCACGCCTCGATCATACCGCCGCTGGCAATGTGACCTAATAGGTCGCGCGGCTCAGGTGATCCGGGGATCCAAAGCTTGCGCCCTTGGCCGTTCTTCAAGTCGTACGCGAGCGACAAGATCGCCGCGCTTGGGTGCGTTGCGTAGTTGGGCGTCCCGACAAGAGGCAAACCCCCTTGCTTGCCGGTTCTAGCGCTTGTAACCTTGCCGGTCGCGTGATCGATAGTGTAGCCGGCTTCGCTGTAGGTCTCAAAGTCCATCGACGGAAGCACGGTCGAGCGAGTGATCCCGACGTTTTCGATTATCTGTCCGGCGCGTAGGTCGTAAGGCTCGACCGAGACGCAGAGGTCGTCGGCGTGCAGGTCGTCGGTCCAGAACGCCGCGTCGCTCTCGGGGTGGTAGAATAGCCCTAACACTACAAGCCCTCTTCGTCGGCGTCGAGCGCTTCACTAGCGCCCCATATAAAGCGGGCGGCGTAAAAAACGGCTTTAATCTTACCTAAAAAAGTTAGATCAGCGATTAAAATATATTTAGGGTTACGCACGCCCCGAGGCGCGGCGCTTTTAACGCGCGCTTTGACTAGGTCGTCGTTATGTGTAAGGACCAGATCGCCGCGTAGGTCTAGGATCTGTTTTCCATTTAAACGGTAAAAGTACATTACTCGATCCCCTTTTTTAGCCACATGATCGCCTGTGAAAAGTTCATAGCGGCCCACGTTAGCTCAGCGAACCCAGCCCCCGCCGCCTCGGTTTCCATCAACAGCTCGCCGCCTTGGGCCTCCAAGTCTTTGATCTTTTGTTCCAGTGTTTCTTTTGGCATAAGTACCTCAAAAGCGCCCGCGGTTTAGACGGGCGCGGGTTGCTTTATTGTGGTAAATAGTTTGTCGCTTGGCTTGGGTAAGGGTTACCGTTGCCTTGCGCCTGCGCGCTTATTAGCTTAGCCATACCCCATTCCACTAGCTGGGCTTCGGTGTGACCCTCGGCCATCGCTTTCTCGTACGTTACCGGTGAACCGGGCAGCATCTCAACGCCTGGAGCGGGCTTTTGTTGAGCGTATGGGTTACCCGCGCTTTGTTGTTGTTGTTGTGGCGCGCTTATTAGCTTAGCCATACCCCATTCCACTAGTTGGGCTTCGGTGTGACCCTCGGCCATCGCTTTCTCGTACGTTACCGGCGAACCGGGCAGCATCTCAACGCCTGGAGCGGGCTTTTGTTGAGCGTATGGGTTACCCGCGCTTTGTTGTTGTTGTTGAGCGTACGGGTTACCGCCTCCTTGCGGTTGTTGTTGTTGAGCGTGAGCGCCGAAAGCGGCCGCCGCGTTAGCACCGCTACCGCCGATCGTGATCGGGCTTGCCCCCGCAGAGACTAGAGGGCAAAAGCCTTGCAAACCGAACCCGATCCCTTTTTGCTTGTTTTCATAAGGGAACGAATTCACCAAAACATTCACTTTTTGACCAGTAAAAAGCGTAGGCCCCCAGACCATAGGCCCTTGTATGAGTTCGCCGGTTTCGCTGTAACATTGCGGCGCGTGTTGGGTCTTAACACTCATTTTGATCCAGCCATTAAAAAGCCCGTCTAAGTCGGACGCCCCTAGGACTTTTAAAGGCCAGTTGCCGCCGTTCGGCATAACCCCCGCCCATTTTGAGCGCTGCAGCTCTTGCGCGGCTAGGCTCTCTAGTAGAAGCTTATCGGAACTAGTCGGGGAGATCACTATCCCGAGCTCATAGCTCAGAACCCCCTCGTTGTTAGCCTTCGGGATTTTTATACCTTCCCAGACTACGGTCGCGCCTTCGATCATTACATTGTTTTCGTCAATTTTTGACATAATCTAGATCCTTTTAAATGCCTTGGCTACTTTAGAGTCCGCGGCTTTGGTTAATTTTACGCCCTGAAGTGGGCGCGTTGTGATTGATTTTATCATCGCCTTAAGGCTTTCGTCCTTCGCAGTCGAAAGCGCCTGTGTGGGCGTTATTAGTCCCGGTTTTGCGACTTCAAGGCCGGCCGACTTGCAGAGCATGATCACGACTGCAGGATCAGCCGTCCACTTTAAGTTCCCGCGGGCGCTTTCTAGCGTGTACCCAGTGCCCGGCGTCGAAGCTTTGATATGCTCTTCAACGGCTTGCGCTCTCGCTTTTAACAAAGTCATCGAGTCTTGCAGTATGCCGAACTCGGTCCCTAGTTGCTCGGGCGTTTGTTTGTGCATCGCGTACTCGGTGCGTGCAAAGTCCGCCAAAGCGTACGAGGCAAGCGTGGCGCCTTGGCACTCTGCGATCGCGGGGCAGTCGCGGCAATGCTTCCCCGGCGTTAGCGTTGGACTAGTGCCGAGCGCCTCGTAAGCTTGCGCGCTCAGTTGGTTATAATAACCGCGAAGCTCGGCGGCGTTGACGACCCACTCTTCGACCGCCCCGCCGGCCTTATAGGCGAACGGTTGTACGACTCGGTGATGAACCGTTATATGCTGCTCTGCTTGTCCGTCAATTTCTAACCGGTTTATGATCCCCTTAGTGTAATCGATTAGTTGAAGGTTACAGACCGCCGATACGTGCCGGTGTCCGTGCTTATACTCCCATAAAAACAAATGACCTTTGGCGTGAATCCACATGAAAGCGTCTAACGTCCCCCAGTTCTCGGGGTGGATGTCGGGCATGTAGAGACGTTGCTCGACTTCTATGAGCTGTAAGCCCCCGAACTCTTGCGCAACGTGCAGAACGTCGGAGACGTAAACCGCCGCCCCTTCGGCCATTTCCTCGTCGATGGTTATGCCGTTTGGTGCTTTTTTACCGATCCATTCGTATGGAGACGGGCACCCCCCGTCGGAAGACTTGTAGCGCTCTAAGACCTCGGAGCCGACCCAATGCGCCGCCGTGCCGATCTCCGCTTCCGGCGTCGTAAAGTCGGGGTAGCTCAGACCGGCACGTACCGACCCGGCGCAATGCCCCCAAACGGGGGCGGAGCTAGGCGCGAGGACCGCGTGTTCTTCCATTATGCTAGATACTCGTAAACTTCGCGTACTTTGTCGCCCGTCGCGTCTTGCACTAAGTCAATTGTTGAAAGGTTAAGAGCTTTGAAAGCCGCTTCTAAGTGGTGCGCCTCATAGTTGCCGGCCGTTTGTTGGTTAGCAAACCAAGACATAAGCTCAGCGAAGTTCTTCGGCTCGTTTGCGTCGGCTACCGGCGTCTTTTTGAAAGCGTTGGCGGCTTTTTGAGGGTCCGGGGCGGGCTCGTCTTTGGGAGTTTCTTGCTCGTGATTAAGGAGTAGTTGTGCGGCGTACCATTCTTCGTATACGCCCTCAACTAGGCCTTTGCGCTTTTTCCATTGGCCTTTTTGCTTGCCGCTCGCGTAGAACGGGATCGCAGCCTCACCGCAAAACTTATCATCAAACGCTACAAGCTTTTCGTCGACGCGCTCCTCAGCCTTGCCGACTTGCTCATAAGCGCCGTGACTATCGCCGCGCGTTTGTGTCTCGCCGGGCTTTGGGTCGGGGGTATGTTGGTAAAGATTGTCGCGTTCTTCGGTTTTAGCTTCCTCTGTGCGCGTGTCCGCGGGGTTAAAAGCCTTGCGAAAGCTATCGGCTAGGACTACGTCCGAGGCTTTGAGGCTTACTTTTACCTGTTCGCCGTCCAGCCCGTCCAGCCCTTCGCCTTGACCGATAGCGATAAGCGCTCGCCCTATTGCTAGCGCTATATCTGATCGGTCGGAGGGAAATTCTATTTTAATCATCTTTTGATCCTTTGGTTTGTTGTTGACTGGCCCCGACATTAATGCTAATTTTCCAACTTGTCAACTAATTAATTAAAAGTAAAAGTATGAAAGACGCGACGCACTTCCTACACCCACATCATTTTAAAGTTAGTAAGAACGACGTTTTAATTTGGAAAGCTAAAAAGTGGAATCCTAGCGCGTACAGTGTGCCCGGTTACTTCTTAATGCAACCGGAGCTCGTAGACTTAAACAAAGCGGGAGACGACCCGGCCGCTAAGTTTATGAGGGCGTACGGCTTGCGGCGCTCCCAGGTAAACAAAATGTTATCAGATGGGGTTCTTAAAATTGATTAAATTACACGACGATCAGGCCGAATTTGTCCGCGACATACGAAAGGCTTGGCGGGATCACCGCTCAGTTATGGGCGTGCTCCCCACCGGCGGCGGAAAAACAATTTGCTTTAGTTCGATAGTGCGCGATCACGCCGGTTATGCGGGCGTCGTGGTGCATAGGCGGGAGATTATTAAACAAATAAGCCTTAGCCTTGGCGCTTTTGACATTAAGCACAGGATCGTCGCGCCGCCTGCAGTTGTCGCGATTGTCCGCCGGGCGCACATGAAAAAGTTCGGCAAAAGCTTTGTTGATCCGCACGCCCTTGTCGGCGTCGCATCCGCTCAGACTTTGGCGAGTAAGTCAACAGAAAGTAATCAACTCGTCATGCGGTGGATCAATCAGTGCGATTTAGCGGTATTTGACGAAGGCCATCATTATGTCGGCGACGGTTCGTGGGGTAAAGCGGTTAAATTGTTTGATCACGCCGAGCGCTTGCTGTTTGTCTCCGCGTCCCCCGACCGAGCAGACGGTAAGCCGCTCAGCTTTTGCGACGTGCTCGTAGAAGGCCAAAACACCCAATGGCTGATCGATCATAAGCGGCTTAGCCCGTTTAAATATTACGCGCCCGAGTCTAATCTAGGCGTTGACGACATACCGCTAACGGCCTCCGGCGATTTTAACTCGCGCGCCTTTCGTGCTCAGGTTGTTGAGTCGGACATAGTCGGCGACGTTGTGGCCCAGTACTTAAAGCTCGCTAAGGGCAAAAAGACGATCGTATTTGCGACCGATGTCGAAACCGCTTTTGATATGGCTAACGCTTTTAACGCTCAAGGCGTGCGCGCTTTAGCGCTTCACGGCGGGAGCGAGTCCACCGAACGCGAGCGGGGCTTAGAACTTTTTGAAAGCGGGGACTACGACGTTCTCGTAAATGTAGATCTCTTTGACGAAGGGTTCGACGTGCCTTCGGTCGAGTGCGTGATCCAAGGGCGGCCCACGATGTCGATCATTAAATTTTTGCAGCAATGCGGGCGGGGTCTTCGCGTACTTAAGGGCAAAAAGTATGCAATTTTGATCGACATGGTGCGCAACTGGGAGCGCCACGGCCTACCGTCGTTCCCTCGTACCTGGACGCTAGACGGTAGGGCGAAAGGCGAAGGCAACGAGCGCGACGCTGAGCCTTTGTCGTTGTGCTTGGTTTGCACTCAGCCGTTCCCGGCATATCTTAAGGCGTGCACGATTTGCGGAGCTGAACGAGTACCGGCCGGCCGAGGCTCACCCAGCCAGGTCGACGGCGATCTGTTTGAACTTGATGTGGCCGCACTGCAAGCGCTCTTTAAGAAGATAGACGAGGCCAACCTGAGCGACGCCGACTACCAGCGCGATCAGATAGCGCGCAACATACCCG